GGGGGGGGAATGGAACCCTACGTATTTCTTAACCGGACCCCTACACATTTCTTAACTTCACCCCACCCCATTTCCAGGGCGGTAAGTCCAAGTTCCCCCTTGACAAACCCGCCCCATCCCACTATAATGTACGTGGACCCACGATCGGGCCGTCGTTCCCCACTTACTAATTCGGCCCAAATTAGTATTTCACTAGTACATGGACCCCAAAATGACCCCAAGAATGACCCCCAAAATGACAACCCGCATCCTAACCCCCATCATGATCGGAACCCTATCCTACCTTTCCGGCTGCACCGTCCCCCTTATGGGTGCCGGGGAAGCGGGGATTGGCTATCGTTCCGAAACCAAGCTGTTCGCCTTCCACACAGTGGACGGGGACAAAACCGACATCCGTTCCGAATCCCGACTGGACCTAGCCCCTCTACTGGACTTCCTCTACCGGTGGAAAAACGACGAAACCACCCCACCCCCGGACACCACCCCGGATGCCGGCCCGGACACCACCCCAAATGACCCGAACACAACTGGGACTCCCGAATAATGCGTCATCTCCTGTTGTCTACCGGATGCGGACTAATCCTCCCGATCTTGGGGGGATGTGCCGCCCTCGGGAAATTGGTCGAATCCATGGATGTCGCTATGCCCATCCACGTCCCCGTCGCAGTGGGCGGAGGGGACGACACCATATCCTTGTGGATGTCAATCGGGGCTCTCGGAATCACGGCCACCATACTCGGAGTGTCCCCGGCTCGACGTACCTTTCGACTAGCCTGGGGCTCTTGGCGTGGAATGTGCTTACGCCGATCCAAGAAGGACCATGAGTCGTGCGTAAAGCCCTCCGAGCGGGATTCCTCGCCGTCTTGATTGTCGCCCCTCCGGGATGCACCTCCCCCCGGAAAGAATCCCCGTCCCGGGCCCCCCTTGATCCGGTCCCCCAAATCCATGCCGAAATCAAGACGTTCTACGGGTGGCTCCTGCACACCCGACAATTGCTCCACATCGTACCACGCTACAGGGGCACGCCCGAGCCCCGGGAAGTGGACCCTAACACCGGACTAGAGCCGACCCCCGTCCCCGCCATCGACCCCATAGACGATCCCGATTTCATGGACGCCCTGACGAATCCGACCGGACCCCTACTCTAATGGCATTCCCCCTTCTAGCTCTTGGCGGTCTCGCACTCGGCGGAATCCTGGGGAACATCTTCAGGCCCAGGCCGGCCCCCTTCTCGGATGCCTCAGGAAGAGGAACCCTCGGGCCCCAAACAACTCCAACGGTAGCCCAAGCCGCAACCACACCCTCACCTAACCGCCTCAGAGGAACCCCAGGCACCACTACCCTCACTAGTCGAACCCCCCCCGTCGACACGCCCGTCGACACGCCTACCGACACGCCTGCTGCTCCAGCCCCAGACGAGACTCCGGTCGATCCAACTCCGTCAACTCCGGCCCCGCCCGGGGAACCATCCGATCCCGGACTAGCTACACGAATGGGCAACGAATCCATACAGCGTTCCCGCCGTCGGGACAGGGAACAACAGGCCTTATCGAACGCAGCCATGAACTGACGGGCTAGTTACGATTTCGATAAATTTGTGATATGCCTTTACGGTAAATTTGTTGTAGGAATGAGTCCCATCGTTTTTTCCCGAAGTTGATAGGAGTTAGCTATGCCGTTCCCCCGATCCCTTCCAGTTTCCGCAATGCGGGCCAGGGAGGAAGACGAAAAAAAGAAAAGGGAGGCAGAGGCCGCCGCCAAGGCCGCCGAGGAACAGTCGAAGGGTAAGGACGCAGGTGGGTCGTCCCTAGCGTCCACACTGATTTCCGGGAGCGTCTTGGGCCCCGTAATAGGTACGGGCGTAGAGGCGGGAGTGGGTGCTATCCAGGCGAATAACCCGCCCGATGACCCGAACCGCCCAAAACGACGACGATTACAAGCGGCACGGCAGCAGGTCGACGACAGACGATCGAAGCAAGAACGGGCACTGGCCACACTTTCGCAAGCCGTTTTCGATTGGTCCGCAGGGGTAAGGTAGGACTGGAACTCGTGGGAAAAAACGATGGGACTCATTCCTACCGAAACTTATCGTAAAGGCATATCACAAATTTATCGAAATCGTTAGGTGACTTAACTTGAAGGGGGCAGTAATGCCAAGAGATGAATCGAAGGACGGGATATACAGAAGGGCCGCAAGACGGGCGGCATCGGCCACGGCGGATAGGGAGCCTGGGATTGGGACGACCGTCGATCGGACGTTTGCAATGCTGGGGTCTTTGGTGAGGGAGGCGATTTCCCCAACTGAGGACTTGCCGACGGAATCACGGATACGGGAACAGGCCGCAGCCCACAAAAAGAATAAGGCCGCGAAAAAGGCAAGGGACTCAGAGAAGGCAAGTGCCAAGAAGGCCGCAGAGAGGGATGCCGCCAGAGAACGAGCGAAGAAGGCCAGGGAGCCGTTCGAGGGTGCGACACCTTGGCTTGACGGCGTAAGGAACTTGGGTAAGTCGGACTAAGGATGGCACGGGTGGTCGAATCAATGGACCCCCGCGGGAAACGACATTATGCTATTATTGTCGACGGTTGTCCTAGGAAAGTGGATGAAGTACAAGAGGGCGTCCGATCGGGTGAAGTTGGAGGCTCGGTTGGTGAAGGACAAGAAGGGGAACAAGAGGATGGAGGTCAAGGAGGCCAGAACGAAGGGGGGCAACTTCCTGTGCCCCCACTGCTCCAAGATGATTAGTGAGGGGAACCTGGAGGACTTTCCACAGCTGGTTATCGGGCCTGCGACCTTTCATGCGGGGCACCGGCCCATTGACCCGGATTGACCCGCCCGTTCCCATGTAGGACCGGACCCCCTGTAGGGCACTAGCAGACATGTAAGACATCCGCAAACATGTAGGGCACTAGGAAAGCAGGGACGTTCGGGCTCAGGCGGCGGCAGAGTCCCCGGTAAATTTATTTCACAGGCCACTTGACTTTTGCCGGGCCCACAATATAATTCTTCTCTTATAATATAATTCTTCTCTTATAAGGGGAAGCTCTCCCGTCTATGTCTGCTAGTGTATGGCCTCCTAGTGTCCTACATGTTTGCGGACGCCGTACATGTCTGCTAGTGTCCTATATGGGCTCCCGGATTAGATATAATTAAAGTAGGGGGGCCCGCCGCAGGGGGAGGGGGGTACACGGAAGGGGGGCAAAGAGTGGTACCGCGACGCCGACCCCCAATATGTAGTGGTCGCCCGGGGAGGGCCCTGGGGGGCTCGTGACGGGACGCAAGCGGGGACCGGGTGTGTGGGTACTCGGAAGGACCGCTGGGGGCCACCACGGGCCTTCTAGGGGCCTTCCGGGGAATGTGACGACAAATGGTGCAACCGGATCGCGTTAAGGTAGGGGCAGGAGTTATTATGGTCAGCCTGGATGGGTTGTCCAGGGATTGGGGAGTACCGGAGAAGGGGGTCGAGGGGCTTCTAGGGGCTCTCCACATACCGGTCATCAAGATTCCCGGGGGAGAGAAGCGGTACGTGTCCCTGTATAGCCTGGAGGATGCCCTGTTTGAGGCCGGGCTCCCGGACACATTCAAGGGGAACGCAGCCCTCGTACGGGCCCACCACGAACTGGCAGGGGTTCTTTATGGAACCCTCACGAAGGAAGTAATCAGGGAGCGGGTCGTCGAGTTGGCCAAAGCCCTTCATACGGCCCCCCGTAAAAGTAAGTCGGCCTATAGGCGAAAGAAGCCTTGATTTCTGGCTCTTTTTGAACTATAATGAAAGACGGGCTGAACATCGAAAAGTCGACCCACCACGACCTGGCAACGGGGGCCGGGGAGGGCCTGGCATCGTTCTTCGTCCCGGGGGACATCGACCGAGCATTTCGGGATTCGGAGTTTGCGGTCTCGGAGATGGTCGAAATCCTAACGGACATCGCCCGAGCCACCGCTGTAAAGATCACCCACCGGGAAGACGGCTCCACCGTCGAAGAACCAACCGTGACGCCCCGGGAACGGATGGCTGCCCTCCAAATGCTCGATAAGAAGGCCAAGGAAGCCATGATTCTGGGGGGCCTCATTCAGCATGAACGTCTCCAACTGAAGAAAACCGGGGACGACGGGACGGAGGCCGAGTACAACGCAGAGGGGATGAGGCTCACAAGGGAAGGATCAAGCCGCTTACAATCGACCATGGCCTTGTTGGAAAGTGCCACGAAGTCGACGGACACCAACGAAGTGATAGACGTGGAGACTCAGAATGACGGATCAACATCTGCAACTGGAACCGGAAGCGGAAGCAAGCGTAGCCGAGGGGATGGCGTTCGCCGCACGGGACATAATGCTAAACGGGCCGATTCGACCGACCCACAGGGGGGTAAGGACGATAACCAAGGAGGAATACAACAAGTTGCACGGAACCACGAGCCAAAAGGAATCGAAAAAGATCGCGGAGTTGGAGACCAAGGTGTCGAGTATCGAAGCGGGAATCTCGGCGATAATGGACCACTTAAAAGGCCGTTCATCCCCGGAGCCAACGCCGCCCAATCCGCCGCCGATCGACGAGCCCGAAACGACAGAGCCCGACAGGCCGCCGACAACTTTCGAGAGGCCGCCGACCGCACGGATGAGCCTCGGAGTACAGGGGGGGATACAGGATGACAGCCCCTCCCCCCTTGATGAAACCCCGGGTGTTGACCTGGACGACCCGGACGACTCGGTAGGCTGGGATGATATTGTGTCGGTCCCGGATGAGCCGGAGACCCCAAGGGCGGACCAAGGGGTTGTGAGGCTTCAACGGTTGGTGGAGGGGGTCGCCCAGTTCATGCAGACCAACAATGTCCACAAGTTTTTCCGGAGGCATGTGGCGGGAATCCATCGGAATCTCGGATACAACAACTGGGACTCAGCCTTTAGGGGGGAGTTCGATTCCCGCCTTGCGGGGTTCCTGAAGGATTCCCAGTTTGTCACGTCCATGTGCCGAAGCATCCTTCGATTCGAGGGCGGGGAATGCATCGGGGAGAAGCAGGCGGCGTCGTTCATCGTGGCAACGGCGGGGTTCACGGCCTTTGCGTTGTGTGGGATTGATTCGTAGGGATGAAGTCAGTCGTCTTTCCTAAAGTGGGCAACCCATATTTTCCGCTTCCGCCGGACTATTGGGACTTGGGCGAGGAAGGGCAAAGGCTGGCAAGGGTTAATGCTACGTCCCTGTCTGGTACGCCGGAACTAGAGGCGGTCGGCTGGCACTACTTTCGAGAGACCTACCTGGTCCCCAGGGGGCCCGCATGGTATCGAACAGGGTATAGTCCGTCCCCCCCATCCCATTATCAGTGGGTGATGGACTGGCACAAACACGACCTGTTGGTTCACGCAGCACCCCGAGGCACATGCAAAACTACCGTCAACCTTGAAGACATCTTGCGAAAAATGATTACGGTTCCGTACTGGGAGTGTGCCCTGTTCTTGGCAACCCAGGCGTTTTGTGGGGACCGGCTGGGTCGTTTAATGGGGGAGATCGGTAGTAACGAACTGATACTGCGGGACTTCGGACCGATGAGGGCCAAGAGGGGGTCCGGGGTGTGGAATAGGGGATCGCGGATGGACCTTGCGAATGGGTCGTCCTGTCGGGCCATCCCTATTACGGGTGCTTCACTCGGTGTGAGGCCGTCGGGTCTTGTCGTCTTGGACGACGTGGAAAAGTCGGATGATCTGGTTCAAACACCATCGGACCTCCGGGAGCACTTCGAGCAATTCTTCTTCAACGCCGTCTACCCGATGGCCCGAAGTCCTGGGTTCTCCATTCCTATCCGCATCATTGGAACCCTGTACAACCGCAGAATGTTCATATATTGGTTGTACACCACCGACGATCCCCGGGTCAAGGGATTCTGGAACCGGACCCTAATGAACGTCATTGACCTGGATTGGCAGGTCATGGACGAGGAATGGCAGGAGCAAGAAAAGCTGAGGCTGGGGGTTGCGGTCTACAACGCCCAGTACATGAATGACCCGGGGACATCGGCGGATAGGGTGTTGTCCATCCACCCCGAGCTATGCACCTACTGGTTGGAGGATATGGACAACGACGCCCATAATGACCCCCTGAACAGCCGGGCGGTCTGCGTGACCCATACAATAAAGGAGATGCGGAGGACCGAAACGAATGAGGAAGTCCCGGTCCCCCGATCCCAGCACCGCACGTGGTCAGACATCCTACAGGGGATGCGTCGATTTATCACGGTCGATACGGCCCGGACGACGACCCCTACGTCTGACTACTCCGTGGTCCACGCCATGGGGTTTGAGAATTCGTCCGAACACCGGGACACATTGTATTCCCTAGACATCTGGCTGGGTCGAGTCAGGCCGGAGGAACTTCTTAACCAGGTGTACCAAATGGCCCTGAAGTGGCAAGTGCCCTTGATTGGGGTTGAGGCATACCCGGTGTTGTCCGAATTCTATGAGCGGGTGAGGGACAACCTTCCGTCCCGATATGGGAAGGGGCAAGTTATCCCCAAGGTGATCCCCCTGAAGTTCCCCAATAGGATGCGGAAAGAGGACAAGATCAAACAAATGGAATGGCGATTTCGGCACTACCGGGTCAAGCTGCCGATCGATCGTCGGGGGGAGCCGGGGTATGCCCGGCTGTTTTACGAGATCGAGAACTTCACGGAGGATATGGTGCTGCTCGACCATGATGACGCAATCGATACGCTGGCAATGCACTCGGCCATCGGGAAGCAACATCAGTCGGTAGGGCCCGACATCGAGAGGCCCGTCAACTTGGTGGAGGAATGGAAACAAGGGGAGTCGGAAGTTCTGGGGGTTCCCGTACTGTCCGGGCTCAATGCATCCGACTTGACGAACGAGGACTTAAGGGCCCTGTTAAATAAGCCCTACGATGATGCGGAGGATGAGTACGGCCCGGTGGACGAATGGTGGACCGATTGGATTCCGCGTCAATAGGACAACTATGCCCAAATACCCTCTAGGAAATGAGCAAGATGCGAAGTGGGTGCCGATGTGTCCCACGTGTGGGATGGGGGTATTACCGTGGGTCGACCCCCGCGACGGAAAGGTTATACGTTTTTTGGCATGTTCGTGCCGGGAGTGGAGATTAGATGAACTGGAAGACGAAGATCGAAAACTCGTTGGACCTCTTGAGGACAAGCCTGAGGGTAATTCAAGCCCTACTTCTGGCCCAGGGTAAGAAACTGGACGATATCAAGGCCCATCAAGTCGGAGTAGACAAAATGGCGGATCGGGTTATCGCTATGTCGATGGTAACACGAGGATCGGAGCAGGACGCCGCGATCTACCGGAGGGCTATCGGGGCCGAAGACTCACCCGAATCGAAGGACGGCGACCTCTGGACCGACCCGGAAGACGAATGGCCCCCTCCCGGATGTGATACGTTGTCCATCCCGTAATTCTTGGGTGGCCAATTTCGGAAGGACTCATTCCTACACAACTTCATCGTAAAGGCATGTCACAAATTTACCGAAATCGTCATGGCACGACTAGACCTACCCAAAAAAGAACTTGATTTGGTTGACGCCCTGGATGCGGAACTCGTCCCATCCGAGACCGAGGCCAACGTCCACGTCACCACCCACAAGATTATCGATGCGTACATGGCCGGGGTTCGTAAGTTCAGGGTGATCGATCGATGGTCGGGGAACATGGAGGCTGCATTTGAGAATTCCCGGGGGGAACTCAATATGCGGTACGAAGAAATTGTTCACATATACCTAACCGAGATGGGGCGGTATATGAAGATGGACATTACCCCGACTGCCGCCAAGAAGGGGGAGTCCCTGGACGCCTTGCGAAAGGCCGCGATCGGGTCGGCCACCCTGGGGGCTCTGTCTAGTTCGTTGCCCTTGTCCCAAATAAAGAGGCAAGCTCTAATCCCCTTCTTGAAGCATGGGACAGTTGGTCTAAACCACGTAGAGACGGGGATGTCCGACATTCCCGACATGGTTGAGATTGTTCCTGCCCGGCAACTCAGGGGTATTCCGTCTTGGGTTGATGGTGTCGGTAACTTGATGGGGATTGCCCGGAAGCGGTGGGTTCCAGTGGGCTGGTTGCGGAACCGGATGAAGTCGGTGTTCGACAAGAAGATCGACTTTAAGAATGCCGAGAACGAAATGATGGCCCAGCCGGTACCGTGGGGGGGAACCGCTCCCGACGAGGACTTGGAGGGTACTTCGGGAGGTTCGACGGGATCGGGCGTACTTCTTCAGCGGGGCCCGAATGACGATCAGATGGGGGTGAACATTTCGCGGGGAAGGGGGCAGTATCGGAGTTCCACGGAGCCCCGCAAGGACGGTAGGCTGTATGTGGCGGTGGAAGAAATCTACATCTATGACGATACGCAACAGTTTACGTCAAGGTTTATCATTAAGGCGGGAAACAAGATTCTCGTTGATGAGAACTTTGAGGATCAAAAAGTAAGGGTGCTGTGCCCCCTTCACGTGGCTCGCCATACCGACATCGGGAAGATGTTCGCAAGGGGATTTATTGCCCCCTTGATGCCCATCAACGATCAAGTCGAAAAGATGTTACGGTCCCTGTTCAAGAATGTGCAGGAATTGGACATGTTCGGCACCCTGTTTGTGCCGGGTGGATCGGGGATCGACATCAAGAAATGGAGGACGGGTCCGAGGCCCAAGGTAGAGAAGTTCGAGCCCGATCCCCTGAATCCCGGCCTTCAGCCCTTCACATTGCAACCGGCCAACAGCGGGAAGTTGCCGGGGGACATTGCCAATGTTGCTAGTGGCATCCTCGCTAAATTGTCCGGCCAGGGGCCCGCGTTCCAGGGCCAGACATCCGGTAGGATAGATTCTGCGGCTGGGCTTGGCTTCCTCCACAATACGGGGAACGTGAGTTTGGGGCTGCCGTCTCACGGGATGGCCGATGCCTTCGCGGGCGTATATGCCAGGATGCTACAGGTGGCCAAGGAACGGTTGTTGCCGGGGCAGACCGTGCAATTGGCCACCATCGATGACGCGATTGCGGGGGTCATTTTGGACCCGACGACGGGCCAAATGAGTCTGGCGGATAACCCCATTCCGAACCCATGGGAAATCACAGTGGATGTCAAGGATCGACAACCGATGGACCGGGAGGTTCGGAAGGGGGAACTCAAGGAGTTGTTCGGAATGCAACTTGTTGACCCTATTCGATTTTGGGTCACTGTGATGGAGGAAAACTTGG